ATGAGTCTTGCGAGTTCATAATCAAGTCGGGTACACGCACTGACGGCACTTACACGCCGTTGATTGAGGAGAGCGATGATAGCGGCATGTCTGGCGCTACTGCGGTTTCTGACACGTTCCTTGTTGGTACTGAAGCCGCTGCCGCTATCACTGCGTCTAACGCATTGGGCCGCATTGGCTACGTTGGTAAGAAGCGCTATGTACGCCTGTCGATTGTGTCTACCAGCGTTACAAGTGGCTGTACTGCATTCGGCGCGGTCGCTGTACTCGGCAACGCTCGCACACAGCCTACAACCAACAACTAAGATAGCGGGGCGGTTTACGCCGCCCCTTATATCTGGGGTTTGAATCATGGCAAAAGTTAAAGTGAATTTAGAGCGTAGTATCTGCGTTGGTTCTCATGGCGGATTCCTGCTTACTATTGGCGAGCGCGAATACCACGACGACGTAGCGAAAGCCATTGTCGTTGCCGGGTTCGGCGAGTATGTTGACAAGCCTGTAGTTGTTGAGCGGGTAGCTGTTGTTGACGCAGAGCCTATGGTTATCATGCAAGACGAGCCTGCAGCTGAAGAAAAGCAGCACGTCACACCAGAAAACAAGATGATGCCAGAAGCACCAGAAAATAAACGCAAGAACAAAGCGGCCAATAAACCGGCCTAAACAGACACCGATAACGAGGAGACATTGTAATGTCAAACGTTGATAACTATTTCGAACAACCCGCAGGCGATGGCACAGACAATACCCTGGTATTGGGCGGCAGTGTTGAAACTGCAACCGGCCAAAACCTGAAGTCACTTTTTCTTACTGTTGACATGACAGACATATCAACAGCCGGTAGCGTATGGGTTGCACCGGGTCGCGCTTGTACGTTCAAGAAATTAACAAGCGTAATTAATGCTGCGATCACTGGCGCTAACTGCGCGATCACTACCGAGATTGGTGGCGTAGCAGTTACTAACGGTGGATTGACCATTACCCAGTCTGGTTCAGCCGCTGGCGACGTTGATTCTGCCACACCTACAGCACTGAATGTTTTGACCGCCTCACAAGCGCTTGAAATTATCAGCGACGGCGCGTCATCTACTACAAGCCGTGGCACATTCACAGCAGAGTTTGAATTATCCTAATCTAAACAGGGTGGGCGCGTTATGTATTACGGAGCATCATCCGGCGCGCCTACCTATCAGATTACTGTAGCCGCTGCCGAGAATCCTGTCACTTTGACAGAGCTAAAAGCGTGGTTAAAAATCTCTGGTAGTTCTGAAGATACGTTGTTGACGGCGATAATTGTTGCTGTTACACGTAATGCCGAGCTGTATACAAAGCGCGACTTCATAAGCAAGACATACCGCACATACCGCGACTATTTTGGCGAGGCAGATGCTGCCGGCGTATATCCTCGAATGTTTGGATACGGAAACCAGAATCAGCTTGAGCTAAGGCGCACGCCTCTGAACGCCATTACAAGCGTTAAGTATTACAACACTTCAAACGTACTGACTACCATATCAAGCGCCGCGTATTACACAACAGTTACGGATGGCAGCACTTATTCTATGCTGTATCCGTCGCCAGATAACTCGTGGCCTTCTGACATTAATACACAGCGCCTGCAAGCCGTCGAGATTATCTTTACAGCCGGTTATGCGAATGCCGCAACGTTTAAAGCCGCATGTCCGGACCTGTGGCAGGCTCTGTTTGCGCACATGGCCGCTGTCTATGTGAACCGGGGAGATTGCTCTATGGAATCGGGATGCGGATGTGACAAAGCGCCGCCAGAGGCTCGCATGGTTTATGGCATGTACAGGATTATTGACTTCGCGAGCGCCTGTTAATGCCAGTCTGCAAGCCGATACGAGGCCAAAAGCGCGACGTGTGCATAGGCGATATGGACCGGCTTATCACGCTAAAAAGCCGTGATATAACGCCAGCCACTGACGACGACGCCCCTTACTTTACCGAGACATTCGGCACTGATATCAATTGCCAGGTATGGGCCATGCGCAAGTCTATTGACGGCGTAACCGTATTTGACCGGACCAATATTGAGCGCGTTATAACCGATGATTTTTATATCAGGTATACATGCGACGTCACTGCCGAGGTATGGATTGAGGACGGCGGGATCCGGTTTGACATTTGGAAAGTCGACAACCTTGATGGCCGCAACGAGTTTATGCGTTTGCGTTGTTCGCATCGCGGCGTAACGAGTAACTACAACAATGACATTTGAGATAACTGAGGGCGCATCCAACGATGCAATTAGGAAGCATATCCGCGATCTTGACCGCAAGATAGCCCGTGGCATCCGGCAGGGGTTTTTTAAAGTCGGGTCACTGCTTAAGACCACGGCACGTGAACAGATGATGGAAAAGCCGAAGCATGGCAGGCTGTACCGCATTAGACGCGGCTCACAGATGCGTACACATATCGCGTCTGCATACAGCGAGACACCGGCTAACGTAACAGGCGCGCTTCGTAAGTCGATAGGGTTTGAGCCGTCTGGAATGATTCTTGTATTTGGCGCTGGCGGTCGTGATAGTGGCGTGGATTATGCCGCCTATCTTGAGGACGGTACTGACAAGATGCTGCCAAGACCGCTATTACGCAATGCTGTGCACAAGCAACAAGGCGCCATCATGCCAATGATGCAGGAAGCCGTTGGACATGAAATCAACTTGATACAAGGCAAATAATATGCTAGTCAAAGACATCATCGCGCAGCTGTGGGCTCAACTGCCACGCCGATCAACCAAGTACACTAACACCGTGAGCATATCTTCCATATCGCGTACCGGCGCTGTTGTGACTGTTAACACATCCACAGCGCACGGCCTGTCGGCAGGAAATGGCGCTAACATTGTCGGCGTATATGTGCCGGTCGAGATTGACTCAATTTATGACAACGGCACCACACTTACTATCGAGACTGTTACTGACCACGACCTTACATATAATCGGCGCGAGAATATCGACGTAACCGCACGCATAACCGGCGCGTTATTTGACGAGGAATTCAACGTGGTTTCCGTAGAGAATCGGCGTTCGTTTACGATCGATAAAGGCACGGCAACACCTGCGGCAGGAGACTTCTTGCAGGAAACGTTTATCAGCGGATATAACGGTCTTAAAGCCGTTGCAACAGCTCCTACTACCACGTCTTTCACGTTCGCTATTACCGGGACGCCAGCTAACCCGAACGTATTAACTGGCGCCACAGTATCCAGCGGTCATCGCATATCTGGCGCTATCGACTACGCCACTGCATTGGCGGCATATACAAAGCAATCGGCAGACAGTAAGTATTGGCTGTTCGTAGTTCCAGAGGCAACGATACCAAGCAAGGACAGACAGGGCGTGAACGACGCAAACGTACAGCGTGGCAGACAGTCTGACTTCTTTCACCAGATAGTCGAGGGCTTCTCGCTGTATCTGTTCGTGCCAAACAAGGGTGCAAGCGCCGCTGCAGTAGGTGGCATCATAGCCCGTGACAATGCGATCAATGAACGGCTCCCGATATTGCAATCGGTACTCGGTGCGCAGTTTAGTTCTGACTTATCGGCACAAGGCAAAGGCCTGGCAACCTATAACGGCGACGGACTGTGGGAATACAGCGGCGCGTACTACGTGCATGTTTTCAACTTTCAACAGGTATCGAACATCACGAATCAAGATACGTCTATTGAGTCTGACGACCACGCATTCAGAGATATCAATTTCAGCATCACCGGGCTTGGTGTTAACGAGGACGAGCATACATCGCTTGACTATATTCTCGGTTACGTTGACTTGGATGACGAGCCTATCGTATAGGTGTGCCACTTTTGGCACTACGTTATATATATGCGCGTTGTTAAAATGCGGAAAGTAAATATAGGTAATCCAATGCCATTTGTTGATATTGAAATTTTAAAGCCGATGGGAAGATTCCCGATTGCTGGCAAAATTATCAGCGTAGAGACTGATTCAGATGGCGTAATTCTCGACCGTTTTTTGCGTCGCAGATTGAAAGATTCTGAAATTGACGGATGCCTGCGCATCGTTCCTGCTAAAAAATTCAAAGAGGATAAAGTAAATGGCAAGTCAGTCGCAAATTAACCAGCCAAATGTACAGGGAACGCTGACTAATGCGTTTACCACGATTGAAAACCAGCCGCAAAAAATACTTGTAGTCGGACAAAAAATCAGCGGTACTGCTACTGCCGGCGCTCTGGTTGAGAACGTACAAAATAACAACCTAGTAGTTAATACACTGTTCGGCGCTCGCTCAATGGTTGCCGGAATTATTCGCAACATCCGCAAAGTAAATTCAGTAACGCAGATTGATGTTATATCGCTTGCCGATAATGGCTCAGGCGTTGCAGCTACAGGCGCTGTCGCGGTTTCTGGTACAGCTACTGAAGCCGGTACGCTTACCGTTACTATTGGCTCTGCGCTTGATCACCAATATGAAATCGCCGTTGCAAGTGGTGATACTGCTACTGATGTCGGCGATGCAATCGAAGCGGCTATTACAGCCGATACGCAAGTCCCCGTTACTGCCGCGAACACTACCGGCACTGTCGCTATTACAGCGGCGAACGACGGCACTGTTGGCAATTCTATCGGCCTGCGCATCGAAGGAACTGTAGCCGGTCTTACCCATAGCGTGACCGTGATGTCATCCGGTGCTACTGACCCATCATTTACAGGCCTGTTCGATGTAGTCGAAGGCATCCGCTACCAGAACATCGTATGGCCATATGTCGCAGACCTTACTACTGTTAAATCATTCATTGATCCGCGCTTTAACTATTCGGGCCGCATCCTTGATGGCCGCGCTAACGTTGCCACACACGACACGTTCGCAAACCTTGAAACATTGGGCAACACGCACAACGACAAAAATCTTAAGATTATCGGTGACCTTAAAGTGGCCGAAACATCATACAAGGGCCCGGCAATGCTTGAACTTGGCTACGGTAAAGCCGCCCAGGATTCAGGCATTCGCGCATTACGCCTGACTGATGGCGCCAATATCGCATCGCTTGTCATTGCCAATATGGGTTCTCTTGACCGTTTCGGCGGCAAGGCTATCGCATCGCTTCCGTACTTCAACACACCGCTTGCCTATATGCCTTTGGTTGAGGCTGGCGACGGTTTTACTGAGGATGAGATTGAGGACCTTGTTACTGCCGGCATTTCCGTTTGGGGCAACAACCTGAATAACACCGACGCTCTGATGGGCGAACAGGTTACTACTTACAAAACAGACGCTGCGGCTAACCCTGACAACACATTCAAGTATGAGGAATACGACGATACTGGCCGCGAGTGCCGTGAGTTTTATTTCAACAACTATCGCGCACGCTTTAACCAGCACCGCTTGACGCAGGGCGCTGTTATACCTGGTCGCGCCATGGCAAACGAAGACACCATCCGCAGATTTAGCAAGAAGCTTTATAAAGAGCTGGCGGATGATGCCCTGGTAGTTACCGGCACGCTGTCAAACGGTCAGGACGCACTGGAATTCTACGACGAGAACCTTGTCATCACGCTGACTAACGACACGACTGCAACCATCACCATGGTGCTGCCAATCGTTACCCAGCTGCGTAACATCCTGTACACGATTGAGCTGTCAATCGCAACATTTGAATAATCACAGAGGCAATCATGGCTGAACAATATGAACAAATTAGCGACCCCTCGGTAGTTGTTAATGACATCACTGTTAACGTTGTGCCTAACTCTGTTTCGTACAAGTCAGGCAAGGGCGAGCAGTCTGTTAAGGTTCAGAGTGCCGGCAACGGTCTCGTATCTGTTGTTACGTCTACCAATGTCGAAACAAAAAAAGGAATGGTTAAGTTTTCTGTCTACTCAACAGAGCAGGCAATCGCGCTTAAAGAATTGTGGCAGTCAAACGGTGGCGGCAATGTCATCGAATTGGGATCTGTGAATCTCACTATGTCGCAAGGCACTATGGTTAATGACCCTGAAATCACGCTGTCAGATGACGGCAAAGTAGAGCTAGAATTCCAAGGTGCTCCCCTCGTTTAATAACGGAGTGTAGTACGCCATGCAAAAATCAGAGATAGAATACTGTCTTAAGTCGCCTATTAAATACGCTGGTGACGGCGGTCAGATTGACGGCTATAAATTAATCCTGAAGGCGCCATCCGGTAAAAACATCTACCATCGCGCATTATTGAAACAGCAATTAATGATTGCGTTTCAGTGGATGGAATCCCAAAAGCCTAAGTCTGCTCCGGATGCCAACGCTACAGCCAAGCCTGATGCCAAGCTGACGGAAGATGACATTAAAGACGCAGGCGACGCTCTGGCATTGGCAATCTATGCGGCTCCTGGAGTTGATATCAATCGCGTGCTCGGCGAGTTTGCGCAGTTATTGATAGAGGGTGCATGCAGTGTTGAGGGCGAGAAAGACCTGACGCGATCATTGTTCGAAAAGATACCGCTCGATGACGTAGACGCAATGCTGGGTCAATACCTCGCAAATTTTATTATGCCTTTCTGATGCCTGACTCGCCTGTCGAGTTCAGGAGGGCGTTGTTGGCAGCATGCAAGTTCATAGGCGGCAGTGTAGACTTTATCCAGTACCACGACGTACTGCCAATCACATACGCCTACGATTTGATCAAAGACGCTGAACACCTGGCGAACAAACTAAACGCGGCGAGCAAAAGTGGCTAATTTTAATTCAGTATACAACTTCATTGCCTCGGATAAATTTTCGAAGGTTCTGGCGTCGTTTGAGAAATCGAGCGAGGCCGCTGAGCGGAAAGTAAAATCATTACAGGCAGAGGTTGCCAAAACCAGCACCACATTTGACAAGATGCGCCTTGCCGGTGGCAGCATGAAATCTTTGGCTGGCGACTTGAAGTGGTATTCAGCCGCTGCTACGGGCTTTCTCGCTATTGGTTTTAAGGAGTGGACTGATCAGGAGAAGGCGATCGCGAAAGTAAGCAAGACGCTTGCCAACACCGGCAATCGCGCTGGGTTCACATCCAAGCAATTACAAGATGCCGCCGATAAGATGAGCATGGGGTCTCTGTATGAGGCCGATGACATATTGAATCAAGTTACTAACAGGATGTTGACATTCGGCAACATTACCGGCACTACGCTATCCCGTGGACAGCAAGCCGTTGTCGATATGGCGGCGGCAATGGAAATGGATCTCGGTTCGGCATCGCTACTGGTTGGAAAGGCGCTGTCGCGTCCTTCCGTTGGCATGATGGCATTGAAAAAGGCTGGTATTGTTCTTACCGCACAGCAAGAAAACTACATTAAAACGCTTGAGAAATCAGGGCAGAAAGGTCTGGCGCAGGCAAAAATACTCGACCTTCTGGAAGGAAAGTTCAAAGGCCAGGCAAAGGTTATAGCCGACACACAGCCCATGCAGAAGATGAGCCTCGAATTCAAAAACATGGCTGAATCAATGGGGTCTATTATCGCGCCCGTACTGGTTCCGCTGATACACGGCATTACGTGGCTCATGACATCACTGGCAAAGTCTAATCCCGTTATTAAAGGCGTTGCCGGTGTAATCCTGATACTTATGGCTGTCAGTGTGCCGCTGTTGTTCACGCTTAGTGCAATTGCCACTGCATTGCCTATGCTGACGGCTGGATGGCTGGCACTAGGCGGCGCGTTAAAGATTGTGCGGTTTGCAATGTGGGCGCTGACAATGACGCCTGTTGGTGCGATGATGACAGGCATAGCCATAGCCATTGCCGCCGTAATATATGGCATTGTGCAGCTGATCAAGAACTGGGAAAAAGTAAAATCTACTTTCAAGTCGTGGATGCCTGATAGTTCAGAGCATAAGCTGACACAGGAAGCCATAACGAAAAATCAGAATAGCTTTAATGGCAACATCGATGTAAACGTGAAGTCTGACAAAGGGACCACTGCGAAGGCATCCGGCGCAACGTCCACAAGCGGGGTGACATTCAATCGCGGGAGAACAATGTGACCATAGACTCGCTACTCCGTTCAGGCTCATTCAATGGCGCCAGATTTTTGGTTGTCTCGGCTTCGACTTCTGGCGGTCGTAAAACGATAAAGCATGAATTCCCGAACTCATCAAAGCAGGCAATCGAGGACTTAGGATTCAAGCCTAAGACGTTCTCGCTGGTTGTCACTACCGTTACCGACTATGCAGACGGCCAGCTGGATCCGCAATCGTATTTCAATAACCGTGACAGGCTCATAACCGCGCTTGACCGTGGCGGCGTCGGCACGCTATCCCATCCGTTTTTCAGCGTAGACCTGCAACTGGTGGCAATGCCGTATACGTTCGATGAGGACACAACCAATCTCGGCGTATGCACGTTCAACCTGACGTTTGAAGTCGATAACAAAAACGTCATACCACAGCCAGACGTTAACTCGCTGTCGAACATTAACAAAGCCGTCAATGTGGCTACTACGCAGGTGTCCGATGACATCGTAGGTGGCTTCGAGGTATCGGATGGCATAAACCTTCGCTCAGCAACCGACACGCTGTCAGAGTTTTTCACCACGGCACGCGATGTTGTGTCTGTTGTTCCCGTTGTCACCAGCAAGATAAACCAATTCAATGCCAGCATTAACAGCTATCAGGCAGACGTTGTCGCACTTGTACAAGCACCGCAGCTGCTCGCCGATTCGTTGATCGATGTCGTGCAATCCACACGTGGTCTATATGAGACTGTTGATAGTGCGCTTGACGTGTATCTGGATATGTTCGGCTTCGGCGACAATCTCGACCTCGTGACCGGTAACACGTACTCGCGGATACAGCGACGCACGAATCAGAACCTTATGGTTAACGGCATGAAGGCTGCTTACCTGGTGAACGCATACCAAGCCGCAGCGGTCAAGGAATACGCCACGGTGGACGATATTGACGCCGTTAAGGCAACTATCGAATCACAGTATGACTCGCTAATCGATGGTGAAATATCAGGCGATTTGCGCGATGCCATTATGAAGGTTCGCACGCTGACTAATGCTTTCCTGAATGCCGAACGTGTGAGTGCAAAACACTTGCTGGTAGTCAGGACCGCACAACGACCAGTTCGGGCCCTGTGTTTTGCGTATTATGGCGCCGATGATGACGCCGTAACAGACTCGATAGCCGCGCTTAATAATACAGCAGACATATCATTCATTGCCGGTAACATTCAGGTGCTATCCGCATGATGGCATTGGTAGTAGATGGCGTGCCATATACCAATTTCACGGCGATGGCAGTCACACAGAATATCGAAACGTTCGCCGGACAGTTCAGCTTCTCGGCTATCGATGTCAATGGCGCATTCAACGCAAAGTCATACCCGGTAAAGCTGGGCTCACTGTGCAAGGTTACTATTAGTGGCGTTCCAGTGTTAACCGGCTATGTCGAGTCAGTGAACGTCGATACATCCAACACTACGCACTCGGTAACAGTAGCGGGACGCGATGTAACGTGTGACCTCGTAGACTCAACGATGCCAGCCACATTCAGCCCGTCTGCGCAGAACATATCGCTGGTATCGCTTATCAATCAGGTTCAGGCGTTGTTCGGGCTGGCATTGCCGGTGATCAATCAGGTTACAGACCTAGAGGACTTCACATCGTTCGAGATTGTGGCGCCAGATGCCGGTCAAAGCGCGCATGACTACCTTGAGAAGTTCGCACGTAAGAAGCGCGTTATGCTCACAACCAATGGCGCCGGCGCTATTGTGATAACCAGGGCAAGCGGCAATCCGCTCGGCATGTCATTCATTAACCGCAGAAACGACACACGATTACAGAATAACGTGCTGTCCAGCTCTGTCAGTTACGACTATTCGCAGCGGTTCAGCCGGTACATCGTAGGCTCACAAGCCAATATGCAGGGCATGAACGAGGCCGGAGACACAGATAACGAGTCGATAGTGGACGCTCAGGCAGAGGCATCCGACACGTCCATGACACGCAACACCCGGGTTCTGTATCTGGTAGCCGAGAACGTCAGCGATGTCTCCGCACTCAAGGAACGCGCCGAATGGGAAGCGAATATCCGCATGGCACGCAGCCGTCAGTATTCTTGCGTTATTGACACCCATACCGTGCGCACTGGCACGCCGTTATGGTTTAACCGCACTGCCATGGTTATCGATGATAACGCCGCCATCAATGAGACCATGCTCATAAAGTCTGTCACGTTTAAGGAGAACCTGAACGAAGGCATCGAGACTGCCGTTGATTTCGTCGTTGCGAACGCCTATACGCTTGAGCTGGCCGCGCCTGTCAGCACACAGGATGCCAACAGTATCGGCGACCCATTTGGTGGAGCGCAATTAACCGATGAAGAGATTAACCAAACCGCGCAGGAAGCCATCGACAAGAGTGCCGACGATAAGCTAAACGGCAGGACGGGGCGATAATGCGCGAGCTACTCATCAAGCTAATGAACACCATCACGCAGGCGCGTGTGACTCGCGTATCGGCTGACACCGAGCGATACCCTTCGGCTCAAATATCGAGCGGAAAAAAGGTATCTGTCACAACACGATTGCTGCCGTATCCGTTGATCGGCAATCCGACTTCGGACGCGCTTGGCGTAAAATTCAACCTGCAAGGACAGGAGCAAAACTCGGCTACGATATTCCATGACCCTAAAGCCAGGCTGAAAGGCCTTGCTGAAGGCGAGGGTGGAATTCATAACGCCGCAACTGGTAGCTACATTCTGCTAACCGAGAACGGCGACATTAAAATGGTATCGCTTAATGACCTTGTTGCGCAGATAACCGGTGACGTGCTTAACACCATAGCCGGAAGCCTAACAAATACTGTCACAGGCGATATGACTGATACCGTTACCGGAGACATCGTTCAGACAGCCGCTAACCTGTCTAGTACCATTATTGGCACTGCCACCATACAAGCGCCTGCGATAAACTTAACAGGGAATACAACTGTAAGCGGCGCATTCGGATGCAATGGCGCTTCAGCTCAGACGGTTTATTCACTTGGTAACGCGGCAACTAATGCCGGTGAGACACAAACACTCGCTAATAACATCCGTCTTGCATTGATTGCAAACGGCATAGGCACAACGTAATGGCTGAATACACAGACGTAGCGCTTAACACCGACGCTGGCTATTACGACATATCGTTCACCGATGGCGACCTGACAAAACTGAAAGGGTATGACACAGCAATATTTATCAGCGTATTCACAGACGCACGGGCAAGCGCAACACAGATAGAAAAACCAGAACTCCGTCGTGGCTGGATTGGCAATCTCGGTAACTCGATAGAGATAGGCTCGCTCAACTGGTTATACGAGCAAGCCCGACTGATTAACAAAACCGCTAACGGTCTGGCAGATACAACACGCACATGCCTGAAATGGCTAGTAGATTTTGAATACGCAACGTCTGTAACTGTAACGCCGATACGGTCCGGCGCTAATACTCTGGACGCTGACATACGCATCGCGCATCCGGACGGAAGCGTGGAAAGCAAACGAGTATCATTATGGGGATTCACGCCTAATGGCTGAGCTAAACCTACCCGCTAACGCGCAGGTATTGAAAGACAGAAACCGCGCCGATATTCAAGAGCAGATACCGGAATCAGATCCGTTTGTCGAAGCAAACTGGGTAACAGCGCTTTCTGACTCGAACGCTAACCGCCAGTATGATTTTTTCCTACAGCTTGCATTGTTACGCGAGCAAATGTTCTGGGACACAGCAACCGGTACATCGCTATCACGATGGGCTAACGTATGGGTCGGACCGCCTAATCCTGCGACACAATCAACGGGAAGCGGATACGCAACCGGCACACTAGGGGCAAGCATAGCCGCTGGTGAGCAACTAACAAGCGCGGACGGCATCACATACGAGCTAACAGCCGAGGCGATAGTGTATGAGGGTTCGACTACTGCGTTAAGCCTGACAAGCACTGGCACTACGGCGACGTTCACCATGCCGAGCGACTACCCGCTTGCCAACAATCTGACAGCGGTAATATCAGGCGCTAATGAGACCGCGTATAACGGCTCGTTTGCTATATCCGTTATTGATGGTAGCTCGTTCTCGTACACGCTGCCGAACTCTACAACATCGCCGGCAACCGGAACTATATCGGTATCAGTAACAGCGGCTTTGATGTCATTGCAGTCTGTTGATTTTGGCGTTGATACTAATCAGGATGCAAACACTACGCTCACGTTTTCAAATACGCTTGCCGGTATTGACAGCACAGCGATGGTTACGCAAGACGGTATCGGCGGCGGTTCAGATATCGAATCACCTACTGACTACCGAGACAGAATGCTTGAAAGAGTGCGCGGATATCTTGCGTTCTTTAGCGTTGATACGATTAAAACATTCATACGCGATAATGTGTCCGGCGTTACTAAGGTTTGGGTATTCACGCCAGACGATGCGCAAGGCGGTGAACCAGGACAGACTATTATCTATTTCATACGCGGCAACGATACCAGCATCATACCGAACGGCGCGGAAGTGCAAGAGGTTAAGGATGTCATGGATGCACAACAGAAGCCTGCGCACATGGCAAGCGCAGATTTGATGGTGAACGCCCCGACTCCGGTTACAGAGGACTTCACATTCAGCGCCATATCGCCTGATACGCCTACTATGAGAACGGCAATATCGGATAACCTGTCGGCATACTTCCTTGATGGCGGCGATGTTGGTGTAGCCGTAACACAGGACCAGTATCGGTCTGTTATCCAGAACACATTTGATACGGAGACCGGCGAATCGTTAAGCACGTTCACGCTTGACGCACCTGCTGGTTCATTAGGCGGTAATGCTGGCGAGCTTGTTATATTGGGGGCTGTGAACTTCCCGTGAGTGATTATCTTCCTTTATTCAAATCGCATACCGTAGAGGAGCACGCGCAGTCACACGCTGACTATATGCCGGAAGGCAAGCTATGGCGTGGCAAGAATATCGTTGATTCAAAGCTGCGCGATTTGCTGCGCGGTTTTGGTGCATCCTCGAAGCGTCAAGAAGAGGCGTTAAGCGCATTCTGGGATGAGGTGTTCATCAATACCACAGAGTCGTTTATCAGTGATTTTGAACGCGCGCTTGGCATACCGGACGACTGTTTTGGTATTGCCGACACATTGGCGGGAAGGCAGCGTAATTGCCTGCTCAAAATGGTTTCGCTTTACGTTGTAACCGAGCAGGATTTTATTGATTTAGCCGATGAGCTGGGATTCACCATAACGATAAGCCGCCCAGTAGAAGATGCTTTTTTTAACTACACATTTGACTTTACATTTATTGATTTAAAAGAATCGCGCTTCACGTGGATTATTAACGGCGAGAATGTATCGCCTACAGGGTTCGACTACACGTTTGATTTTACATTTGAAGATACGGTAAGCGCTGGAATACTTCAGTGCTTATTCCAGAAACTTAAACCTGCAAATACGAGCTTGCAATTCGTTAACGCATAACAGAGGACGCATCACATGTCAGCAACAACCACAGTATATAACGTCGGCGTACAGTTCCCGTATCAGGACGCTAACGGAATGAAGAACGAAAACAACAACGCTATCGTAGCGGCTGGCATGGCGCTTGATACTGGAGACAATACGCAAACGGCACGCGCTATGACTGTTCACGCGGCGGCTGGTGATTACTACACCGATTCAGGAGCGGCGAACGCTTATGTAGCCACTATCGCAGCGGCTGGCGTTGCGTTCTATGCGATACCGTCCGCTGTCGGATACTTTGCCGGTATGCGCGTACGCATTGTCCCATCGAATACCAATACGTCCACAAGCACCATAAACGTGTCCGGACTTGGTGCAAAAAATATATTTAACAATGGAGCCGCGTGTATAGGTGGTGAGCTGCAAG